ACGGTGTTAAAGCGGTCAAGCGGTATATGAAAGACTTCTTCACAATAAGTTCCCCAGGAACTTGTTATGAAGAAGTCGTCCTCGGAGAGTTCATACCCCAACATCGCTGCTGCGTTGTTGAAGTATTGAACCCACCTGATCATTTTGGCGGGCTCGTCAGCACCGAGGATGATAGCAGTATCATCCCCGTTGCCGTCGTGCACAACTTTAACGCTCGGCTCTTTCTTTGAGGCGTATGCCTCGCAGATAGGGTGAGCTAAAGATAGATTGGACTTGGTCAATGGATCCCCCATAGGGACTCCATTGACCTGGACCGAATGAAATTTTCCATTAATGTATATGTCCTTTGGACCAGGCCATATACACTTAATGGGATCGAGTATGGAGGCAGGTAGTCTCATCTTTTCGAGGAGTCTACCCATCACCATATGTGCTGATTTAAAGGATGGTATGTCTGTGGCTGAACGCCAGTCCAGACTTACTATCCTTTTATGTTTTTCGAATAGGACGTGACCATCAACCGGATCGAGGTGATCGATCCGGCTGATGAAGTTCCATCCTAGTCTACCAGAAGATAATCCATTCTTCAAAGAGCGCATGCTCTTTGCAGCTTGGATTGTCATATGTGAGAAGGGTTGAAGGAGTGCGTCTTTGTAAAAAGACCCACTCTGAACAACCCTAACCTTTGCGTTCTCCCTAATGGCGGCGACATTTGTTTTGTAAATGTCGTCGCTACTAGAGTTTACCTTTTCGATCGCTTTCCTAAAGGCCCAGTTTCCTAACTGGCCTCCAGGATTGCGAACACTGAATGGTGGAATGAAGGGAAGGTCAGGTACTTTTCGCAAGTACCCGAACTTCCCTTCTTCTTTTTTGGAATTCTCAGTGCAGGCACTCGTTGACAACGAGATCCTGAACTGGGGATTCCCAGCTGCTTGTGAAACAACCTGATCAAGGATGAAATCGATTGACTCGATTAAATCCTTATCAGGTTTGAATTCTTTCTCGACGGTGACCTCAGCAATAAACTTGTCTATTGCTTCGGCCGCCATCTTGTTATTTCCTAGCCCAGATGCTCTGGACTGCGTGAATACGCAGGCCCGGAACATGTTGGACTTACTGTTGATTCCTACGCGTGAGTTGAACTGGTCAATGACCAGTTGAGCCCACGCGAGTCGTCTTTGTTCGTGTTCGGTTAATGTTGCTTTCACGCCAGTGAAAGCACATTTCCGAACCCTTTTTCGCATTTTCTTCAACGAGGTTACAAGACCACCATAGTCTTGTAACCCGTTGGAGATCACACTATTCATGATACGGTCAGACACCAAGTAAGCACTTTGGTCTCTAGCCGTAACAAATATCTCGGGATAGGATATTAACAATGTTGTTAATACCCCATCCGCTGTATGTAAAATCTCCTTAAGTTGTAGGGCCCCGTTTCGGGACTCTAGCAACCTATGGAGAAGGTTCTTGTTATGCC